TTCTGGTTACCGCTGTTTGGAGCTCAATAGAAAACTTGGCTCTCGTGACACTAGCCAACACACTTTAGGTCAGGCTGTAGATATAGAAATCCCTGGAATAGATAACGAGGAGCTCTTTGATTACATAAAAGAAAATTTAGAATACGATCAAATTATACTAGAATTTTACGATGGTGTAGATCCCAGAAGTGGGTGGGTACATGTAAGTTTTGTATCCCCTGAAGATAATAGAAAGAACAATTTTTCCTATGATGGCACAAACTATAGAGTTATAAAATAATGAAGCTAACTAAAGTACAATTTAAAGCTGGTATCAATAGAGAAAATACTAATTACTCAAACGAAGGTGGTTGGTTTGACGGTAATCTAATAAGGTTTAACAAAGGACTGCCAGAAAAAATAGGTGGTTGGAGAAAAGATAATAATAATACTTTTTTAGGTAATTGTAGGTCTCTTCATGCTTGGACTAATTTAACAGGTACAAAATTTTTAGGTCTTGGTACAACTAACAAATACTATATAGAAAAAGGTGGTTCATTTTATGACATCACACCTTTAAGGCAAATAACTGCTGCTGGTGATGTTACTTTCACTGCTGTTGAAGGTTCAAGTACAATAACTGCAACAGATATTAACCATGGGCTAGGGGTTGGTGATTATGTAAATTTTAGCGGTGCTACAAGTTTTGGTGGTAATATAACAGCTGATGTTATTAATCAAGAAGGCTCTACTTATTTAAGTCAAGTGGGTTTTTTAGTTACAGCTGTCCCCACCACCAATACGTATACTTTTACAGTGCCAGTAACAGCTAATTCTTCTGATGCTGGTAGCAATAAAGGTGGCAGTAATGTAGTAGGTTATTATCAATTACAAATCGGTCTTGACGCCTATGTATCTGGTACAGGTTGGGGAGCAGGTGCATGGGGAGAAAGTTCTTTTGGTTCTACCAGTCCACTAGCTTTCGGTAATCAATTACGTTTATGGTCTCATGATAATTTTGGGGAAGACTTGGTTATGAATCCACGTAACGGAGGAATATACTACTGGGATAGTTCTAGTGGCGTAGAGTGGTCTAGTAGTAGCAGTCACAACAGAGCACAGAATATAACAGATTTAGCTGGTACTAATTTAGCTCCAACAGTAGGGCTTTTCACTTTAGTTTCTCAGGTAGATAGACACGTAATAGTTATGGGTGCTGACCGTATTAATACAGCAGGAACAGCAAGAACAGGAACACAAGATCCATTATTTATAGCTTTTAGTGACCAAGAAAATATTACTGAATGGGAACCTAAATCTACCAACACTGCAGGTTCTTTGAGTCTTTCAGAAGGAAGTATTATAGTCGGCGCAGTAAAAGCTAGGCAAGAAATATTAGTTTGGACAGACACTTCTTTATATAGTATGCAGTTTGTGGGACCACCATTTACATTCGGTATAAATTTAATAAATAAAGAAACTGGATTAATTGGACCTAACGCAGCAATAGTATCTTCAAAGGGTGTTTTTTGGATGTCTTACGATAGTTTCTATGTTTATTCGGGTTCAGTGCAAAAAATACCTTGCTCAGTTTTAAAATATGTTTTTGATGATTTAAATATGTCTGAAGCATATAAATTTCATGCATTTATAAACGAAGAGTTTGACGAAGTTGGTTGGTTTTATACTTCTGGTAGCGGTAGTGAAATAGACAGGTACGTTAGTTATAATTATTCCGATGGGTCATGGACATACGGTCAGTTAAATAGAACAGCTTGGCTTGACGCAGGAGTTGAGCCTTACCCAAGAGCTACTGGCAGTAATTATTTATATGAGCACGAGTATGGTTACGATGATGACGGTAATCCTATGACTAATGTATTTATAGAAAGTTCAGATATGGATATAGAAGATGGGGATCAATTTAGTTTTGTTTCTAAGTTAATACCTGACGTTAGGTTTTTGAGTAATGAGGGCAGTGGTCAAATAAATTTTGTGTTAAAAACTCGTAATGCTCCAGGAGAAAGTTTAACAACTAATAGTACAAATGTAATAACAGGAACCACAGCTAGAGTAGATTTAAGGTCAAGGTCAAGGCAAATAGCTGTTCGTTTTGAATCAGATGACGACGCAGTATATCCAGGAAACTCAGGTACAGGCTGGAGATTAGGGGGCAATAGACTACAGATTAAACCTAACGGCAGAAGATGAGTAAACTTTTACCTACTCAGTTACCTATAAGTTATGATGGTAATGTAGACGGAGCACTATACAATAGGTTAATACGTATATTAGAAATTAACTTAGGTCAATTTGACCCAGATAATACTAGACAGATCCCCACACAAGAAAAATTAGAAGCTAAATTTAACCAAGGTGCATTAGTTTTTGACACTAGTGTAAATAGGCTACAAGTATATGACGGAGATAAATGGTTAAATATTAACATAACTGATGCTTCTTCTTTTAGTGGTCCGCCAGAAAATGGCTTATCTGCTCAGGCAAGTTTAGGTATAGTATCAGTAGCGACAAAAGGATCAATTAGTATTCATCTGTAATGAAACAAAAAAGGTGCAACTACTGTAACAAGTTTACAGATAGATGGCATAATAATAAGCCTCAAGCATGTGCTGCTTGTCTACAAAAAGCTAAAAAACTTCATATATCTAGTTCTAGATATAGGTTTATGAAAAACTTGCTCATACAGTTAAGGTACTCTAGAGAAAAACAAGGACATACTTTTACGCTAATACCAGAGGACTTATACGAGCTGTGGGACGAGCAGGAGGGTAAGTGTGCTTTATCAGGTATACCTATGACTTTTAATAAAAGTGACGGTGGAGAGGACACAAACGTCTCTATAGATAGGATAAAACCCAAAGGTTTATATGTAAGAAAGAATATACAACTCGTTGCAAAAAAGGTAAACTTACTCAAGCATACCCTTACAGAAGAAGAATTATTTGATTGGGTAGATAAGATTTATGGTCATAAGATATTAAATAAATAATATGATAGGTCAAGTAATAGAAGTAGCGGATAAAGTATTAGGTAAATTTATACCTGATAAAAATCTCAAAATGAAGCTACAAAAAGAAATGACTATGGCGTTTCACGACGCAAACTTAGCACAAATACAACTAAATAAACAAGAAGCTGCACACAAAAATATATTCGTAGCTGGTTGGCGACCATTCGTAGGATGGACTTGTGGTGTAGCTTTAGCTTACCATTTTATAGTTTCACCTATAGTAGAGACTATTTTGATTGCTGCAGGTGTGACTGTTGATTTACCGAGCTTTGAGTTTTCACAATTATCAAGTATACTTATGGGTATGCTCGGATTAGGTGGTCTTAGAACTTATGAGAAAATGAAAGGGGTCTCAAGAGAAAAATGATGAATGAAGGTATAATGGGATTAGCTAGTCAAGGTCGCTACGGCGATCAAATGATAGCACACGTGGCTCCAGGAGAAGTAATTTTACCTAAAAAATTAGTAGCAGATCCAGAACTTAAAAAACAGTTAGAAGAATTATACGAAAAATTTGGTGTAAGTTTAGATCAATACACAGTAGGCAACGATGCAAACTCAATCAACCCTAACACAGGAATTATGGAGTTTGGTTTTTTAAGTGATTTATGGAAAGGTATTAAGAAAAATGCTCCGACTATTGGTCACATAGTAGGTTTTGCCGTAGGTGGACCCATTGGTGCTGGGATAGGTGGTGCTATTGGTGGTGCTGTAAAAGAAGGTGATTTAGGTTACGCTTTAAAACAAGGAGCGACAGGTTTTGCTTTAGGTAGTGTCGCAGCAGGTGCAGGTCTTACTGGCGGTACTCTGGCTAATCCGAGTATAGGGTTTGGTGCTGGTGGAGTATCCAGTGGAGGAGTAGGTGGATTTTTTGAAAACATGGGGGCAAACTTACGAGGAGCATTTGGTGGAACTATGCCAACAGGGGCTACTGGTATAGGCACAGCGTTTAAAGGTTTAACAGGTATGGAAAAAGGTCTTGCAGGTCTTACAGCTATAACTGCTATGGGAGGTTTTGAACCAGTTGAAGAAACAGGAGAACCATTACCTCAAGTTCCAGGTGGCGTAACTAGTTACATGAACAATCCACTTGCTGGTGGTCCTATTCAGTTTACTTCTGGTCCAGACCGAGCTGGTATGATGATGAATAATCCTACTACCGCAATGGTACCTGTACAACAAGGTATAGAAAATTCAGCTTTATTGAATTACTTAGAATCACAAAGAATGAAGCCTATTACAGATGTAACTTTCCCTTCGTTTGAGGTAGGGTAATGGCAACATTTACTCAATCAACCACCTCACCACCAATATTCTATGGTCAGTTAATGTCTCAAGGGATATTTCCCGCACTTAATGAAGAATTTAGAAATAGACTTACTAGTCAATATACCCCATTTAATTATAGTGGACAAAGAGTAGCTGATTTTAACCCTGACCAAGAACTAGCTTTTGAAATAGCTAGGCAAGGCGTCGGAAGTTATATACCAAGCATGACTGCAGCTTCTAATATGTTGGGCGGTGCGTTAAATACAGGTAGTAATTTGATACAGACTGGTGTTCAACAAGGTGTGTCAGGTACACAAGACGCTCAAGATATTTTAAGAAGCATGTCAGGGGGTTTTGACCCTACTGACACAACAAGGTTTTTTAACCCTTACGAAGATGCTGTAGTAGACCAAACTTTATCAGACATACAAGATCAATTTTCAGTTAGTGCTAATCAATTAAATAATCAAGCGATTAGGTCTGGTGCTTTTGGTGGGTCAAGGGCTAACTTATTACAAGGTGAATTAGCAGAAAGGTTTGGTAGAGGTGCCGCACAAGCTGTAGGTGGGTTAAGAAGGCAAGGTTTTAGTGATGCTATGAGAAATGCACAATTAGCGTTTAGAGGTAGAGGAACTGTAGCTGGTGGGCTGGGCTCACTCAGTGGTAATTTAGCTAATATTGGTATCGGTGGTGGTGGAGAACTTATAAATACCGCTAGTAGAGGAGTTGGTAATTTTGCAAACATAAATACAGGAATATATAATTTAATGGGCGGAGATATAAATAGACTCAGCTCACTCGGTGCTCAACAACAAGGACAAGCTCAAAGAGGACTTGATATCGACTTTGCTAATTATGTAGGTTCTATAGGGTATCCTACAAGTGTAATACGTGACTTTAGTGGCATAGCTCAAGGTCTGGCTCCGACATTAGGTAGTAACGTGTATCAACAAGTTGATGAGCGTGGTCATGAATCAGGTAATAAATTTATGCAGTTAGCTGGTACAGGTTTACAATTATATGGTTTAGCTAAAGATGCAGGTATAGTAGGCAGTGGTTCATAATGGCACAAAGATTCGACCCAATAACACAAAGGTTCCAGTTAAGTGGTATAGATAGTTTATTTCAACAAAACCCAGCAAACTTAGCAAGTAACTTATTAAGGTCAGGAATGTCTCCTCAAGAGGTATCATTACAGACAGGTGTAAATCTTGATGAACTTATGTTACTTCAAAGAGATCAGATGACTAACGTACCAGTGCAACCACCTATGGCTACTATGCCTATGAATCAAACAGGCGGTATAACTAGCACACTCAACAGAGATATTATGGCAGGTGATCCTACAGGTGAATTAGCTATGATGTCAAGTCAAATGGTAGATCAAATGGATTTATTGGGTCTTACTAAAGATGAAGACACGGCTGACGCATTAGATGGCGTAGTGGCAGCACAAATAAACGCATCAGCTGAAAAGGTACAGTCCGCAGCAGCAAGTGGTGATGCTGCCCAATTAGCACAAGCCCAAAAAGACGCTAACGATGTTACTCAATTAAATACTTCAATCATAAGTTTTATGGGTAATACCCCAGAAGCTAGAAAAGAAAAAATGAATATTTATAGAGAAGCTGCAGCAACTATGTTAGGCGGTAGAGAAGATTTAGAAAAATTCATTCGTCAGCCAGATGAAGCACTACCCTATATGGTGGCAGGTATGGCTTTAACTCAATCAGGTGAACAGGGTGATGATTGGATAACTGCTTTGACTAATGCTTTTAGTAAATACGCAGTTACGAAAAAACAAGAAGATAGGGCATTTGAAGACAGGTATTCACAGTTTAAATTAAATGAACAAATGCGTAAAGAAGACTTCGCTACTAACCTAGCATTACAAGATTTAAAACTACAGGCGAATCAGCTAACTGAAAAAGGTACACCTTACATAGTCAATGGAGGTCTACAAATATTAAACTCTATGGAAGCTAGAAGTTTAAGTAGACAAGAGGGCATAGACCTAAGACCTTACGATAAAGATCTTGACGGTAAAGTATCGGACTACACCATTACTACACCAGACGGTAGTAGTATGACTAAGTTATTAACTAACAGCAGAGCTTCACAACTTCAAGGATTAGGTTTTAACATAGTATCTGGTAATCAAAATAAAGATACTAAACAATATCAAATAATTTATCCACCTGATTACAC